CCTGCACGTTTTTTCCTGCGGCTTGCAGTTGCGCGGCCTGCTGTTTTTCCTGCATGGTCAAGCCTGCGGGCTGGCCGAGTGTGGCCGGCTGGCCGTAAGCGGACTGTTGTGGCTGCTGTGGCGCATACTGCTTTTGTCCTGCCTGCGGGTCGTTCATCGCCGCGTTCAGATCGGACTGTTTCTTCGGCGTGACGACGTAGTCGTAGATCTTCGCATCGTTGTATCCGCGGGTCTTGGCGGGCTGTGTGCGGGCGAACGTGGCTTTCAGATGGTCGCCGACGTTCGGATGGTCGCCGACTCCGGCCTGACGGCATGCGAGGCGCAATTGGCCGATGTTGTAGCCTTTGACGTACACTCCGCGGATGCCGCTGTCGCCGACCCTGTCGGGGTCCTGCAGGCTGGTCTGCAAGTGGATGACGACCTGCGGTTTCGCCTTGCCGTTCGGATAAAACAGTGGTTCGCCGGTGGTGAAGTCTGTCTGCTGTTCCGCGCGGATTTCGACGATTTCGCCTTCCACGCTGGTGCCGATCGGATCGTCCTTGCTGAACGCGCTGGGCGCGCCGCCTTGCATGACGTCGTCGAGGCTTAACGCTTCGGTGGGCTGCTGCTGTGCCTGTTGTGGCCGGTAGCTGGCTCCGCCTTGCTGGGTGAATCCGCCACCGTAATTGTTGTTTCCGAACATTGTCTTTTTACCTTTCTATTTTGTGTAGGTGGATTCGAGCAGCCCGATGAGCTGCCCCCATTTGTCCGGTATCGCCGGATATTGGTTTTGGTTGAGCTGGGAGAGGTCTCCGAGCTGGTCGTCCGGCCAGCTGCCGCATTGGAAGCAGTGGGTCGGACTGGTTGGCAAAGCGTGTATCCACGCGTCGCGCACGTTTGGTCCGTCCGATTCCTCGATGAGGTCAAGGAGGTTGACGAGGAGTTGCGCGCGGCTGAGCGCCCACCGTCCGGGTTTCGGGTCGAAGTCGAATTCGACCGGCAATGCGTCGGCCAGACTGACGCTGTTCCTGGGCAGGAAGTAGATCGCGTTCCTTTTGCAGGGTTCGCCGTCGTTTTCCAATCCGATGCCGTACAGGCTCGCCTGTATGCGATATTGCTGGCTTGGACCGTTGGCTTTGACGTTGCGGATTGTGGTGGGGCCGGTGATTTTCCAGTCGATGGTCGTGTTGTTTTCCGCGTCGTACAGGTCGATGCTGCCGTGGATGCGCTGATGGCCGTGGAGTCCGTGGATGCTGCCCACGTCGACGTGTCTTTCGGCGTCGAAGCGTTTCACGGCCCATGGTTCTCCTCCATCGTCGTCTGGGACGGTGAATTCGTCCTTGCGGCCGTTGAACAGGTGTTCGAATCTTGAGTGGACGCACGTGCCGATGAATGGCAGCCATGCGGCCGACTGGTGTTTCTCCCATCCGGCGAGTCTGGCGGCCAGGCAGTGGAGGCAGTCGGTGCCGAGTTCGCTTGGCCCGATCTCCTTTTGCAGGTTTCGTGGCTGGTTGGCGATGTGTGCTTCGATGATCAGGCGGATTTCCTTCCATTCGTCCGATTCCTGCGAAGCGGATGGTGTGGCATCGACGAGTGCGGTGCCCATGTTGGCTTTCATGACTGTTTCAAGGTCGAGTTGTGAGCTCATATCCCACCCTTCCGCATTCCTCGTCGAGACGGGCCCAGAGGAAAGCCGCCAAGTCCCCCGCCTCTTGTGTGTCGATGATGTAGGCTTCGTCCATGAATCCGGGCGCCTTGTCGTAATGGTCGAGCGTCTTGCTGAGCGCGCGGCCGACCGCCTCCTGGCTGATTGGAACGCGCGTCATTCGACCACCAGACTTGCCGCACCGGTCTTCACACACCCGCGCAATGCTGGCTCGCCGACCTGGCTGACGATTTCGGACAATGCCTTCGGTTGGATCCGATAGCAGTCGGCGTACTGTTGCACAGGAAAGCGCCGTTCGAATGCTCTGGCATCGAGGTTGCGTTTGCCTTTGCGGATTTTCACGGTCAACGGTCCGGCAGCGTATTCGCCTGGCCCGCGGTTCTCCATGAGTTCGGCTTTCAATCCGTCGGCTTCTTCCTGCAGGTCGGCGATGCGGCTTTTCAGTTCCACGTACCGTTTGGCCAATGTTTCGAGGTTCTGCGCGCTCATTTGCTTGTTCCTTTCACGATGATGCTGGTTTTGGTGGGGATGACGCTGGTCTGGTGGTGCGGGTAGGAGCGTCGGTGCGTTTCCACGACGTCGAACGCGGGCGTGGTTCGCATGGCCGGCCCCAATGGTCCGCACGTGCGGCAGTACGGCATGTGTCCCCTCTGCTTGCTCATTCCACGTCCTCCACGGTCGATTGCGTCATGCCGTCGTCTTCGGTGGTGTGATTCGTTTCCTCGCACCGTCGGCTGACGATCGCGATGTTGCAGGTCCTTGGATTGCGTAGGAGCCGGCTGATGGCCGCGCCTTCCTTGACGACGTTCTGGCAAATGTCGATGCATTTCGCGACAGTTCCGGCAGGCGTGCCCATCAGC